AGGGACAGCTGATAGAAACAGAAGCCACTGGAGCACCTCAAAAACACCATCATACACTAAATCAGTAAGTTGGCAGCATCACCCAGCTTCTCCTTGACGGCTTTGAAGGAACGGAACAGCGCCCAGCCTTTCGGATCAAACACGATGATATTCACCACACCGCTGGCGTTCAGCGCGTAGGCTTCGATATCGTCGGTCGGGTCATACGTGGACTTGTCACGCTTGCTCCACTCCGTACCGCCGGACTGCGTGATGTTGTTCGCCACACTGCGGCCCATATCCACTTCAACCGGATCGAAGGCTTCACCGGTCATGGTATATTTGCCCTTAAGCACGGCAGAAACGGCCTGCATCTCTTCGACCTGAGCAATGGCCAGCTCTTCGTCTCGCATGTTCTGCAGGATGATGCGACGGCGGCGGTAAGCCGGGTCCGCCAGATTCTGTGGATCTTCATCCGGCAGGCGACGCAGGGTCATCTGCGGATTCACCTCATGCTTCGGCTTGACATATCCCGGTGTAAATTCAGAGGTGGAGCCGCCACGGGAGCGGATAACCTCACCGGAAACAATCGGCGAAACGTACAGCGCCATGTTTACCAGTCCCGGAATTTGTGAGAGATAGACTTTCTCCGTGGTGAAGGGATAGCTCTCACGGAAAAAGAGACGCAGAAACAGCGGATCAAACTTAAATTTCTTCTCATTTGCCGCCAGCAGCTGGGCGGTTGTGTACATCGACATAAAAAAATCCCGTAAAAAAAGCCGCACAGGCGGCCTTTAGTGATGAAGGGTAAGGTTAAACGATGCTGATTGCCGTTCCGGCAAACGCGGTCCGTTTTTTCGTCTCGTCGCTGGCAGCCTCCGGCCAGAGCACATCCTCATAACGGAACGTGCCGGACTTGTAGAACGTCAGCGTGGTGCTGGTCTGGTCAGCAGCAACCGCCAGAATGCCAACGGCAGCACCGTCGGTGGTGCCATCCCACACAACCAGCTTACGGGTGGAGGTGTCCAGCATCAGCGGGGTCATTGTAGGCGCTTTCGCACTCAATCCGCCGGGCGCGGTTGCCGTATGTGCCGGGTCACTGTTGCCCAGCGGCTGGTAATGGGTAAAGGTTTCTTTGCTCGTCATAAACATCCCTTACACTGGTGTGTTCAGCAAATCGTTAACGGCATCAGATGCCGGGTTACCTGCAGCCAGCGGTGCCGGTGCCCCCTGCATCAGACGATCCAGCGCAGTGTCACTGCGCGCCTGTGCACTCTGTGGTGCAGCTGCCAGAATGCGGCGGGCCGTTTCCACGGTCATACCGGGGGTTTCGGCCAGCACGCGTGCCTGTTCTTCGCGTCCGTGAGCCTCCTCACAGTTGAGGATCCCCATAATGCGACTGTTTTCTGCCGCAACCGCTGCGGTGATCTGCGCGTTCACGTCCGGCTGCGCCGCGCTGGCGTTCTCGCCCTCCGTCGCTTGCACCACGCCAGTAACGTCAGCCTGCGAAGCAGTGGCTGAAACAGTTGTTGATTGAGTCTCTTTGGTCATTCGCCCTCCTGAGAGACGGGATTTACGTGCATCCAGTGCATCACGCATGACGGTGATCGCATCGGTACTGTTAACAAGTTCATCAGCCAGTCCGGCATCAATGGCCTCCTGACCGCTGTACACTGCAGCCTCGGTATCCAGCACAGCCTGCACGGACAGGCCGGTATATGCCGACACCTTCTGTGCAAACATCCGGCGGGTTGCATCCATCCGGGACTGCAATGTTTCCCGGACATCATCCGGTAGATGGCTGTAGGGGTTGCCATCCACCTTATGGCTACCGCTGTAAATCAGCGTGATTTCCACGCCCTGTTTCTCCAGCGCAGCGCCGTAATTACTGTGAGCCATCATGACGCCGATGGAGCCTGTCCGGGCGGTCTGCGTGACCAGACGCCGGGAGGAGGCACTGGCAAGCAGCTGACCTGCGCTGCAGTTCATGTCATTGGCCAGCGCCCATACCGGCTTTATGTCACGCACACGGGCGATGATGTCAGCGCAGTCAAATGCCCCTGCCACCATCCCGCCTGGCGTATCCATATCGAGCAGAATGCCGTCCACCATCGGGTCGCTGGCAGCCTGTTGCAGACGGGCGATAATGCCGTTGTAACCGGTCATCCCCGAATACGGCTGCAGCGCCCGCGTCCGGCTGACCAGCGTGCCGGACACCGGCAGCACGGCGATGCCGTTCATGACTTGATAACTGCGGGCCTGTCGTGGTCCGTCATCATCAACGGATAACGCCAGCGCCGCGGGTGCCTCTCCGGCAGTCAGGCTGTCGCCGGATACCGCATCCGTCAGGCGGCTGATCCCAAGCTGGCCTGCAAGCGCACAAAAGAAAACCCGCGCATAGGCGGGTTCAAGCATCAGCGGCTCATTAAAGGCCATACTGGCAATATGCGGGAGATTACGCAGCTCTGCTGTCACTCTTCTCCTCCTCTGTTGATTGTCGCAGCCCGGATTCAAATGCCGCAGCCGCCCAGGCGGGCGGTTTAAGACCGGCTGCACGGCGCTCCATCGTTTCACGGACCTGCTGGGCAAAAATTTCCTGATAGTCGTCACCGCGTTTTGCGCACTCTTTCTCGTAGGTACTCAGTCCGGCTTCTATCAGCATCACCGCTTCCTGTACTTCTTTCAGACCATCGATGGCCATACGACCGGAGCCTATCCAGTCGCAGTTCCCCCAGGCACTTCGGGCTTCCTGAAAACTGAAGCGCGCTTTTGGAGGTAACGTCACCACGCGGCGAACGATGGCCTCTTCCAGCCAGCACAGAAACATCTGGCTCGCCTGACGGGATGCGACGAATTTTCGCCGCCCCATAAAGTACGCCCACGACTCGTTCGCACTGGCCCGTGCCGTGGAGTAGCTCATCTGGGCGTAATTCCGGGAAAGCTGCTCATACGAGACACCCAGCCCGGCAGCGATATACCGCAGCAGTGACTGCTCAAAAACGGAGTAGCCATTATCCGTGTCCTGAGCCGTCTGCAGGTTCAGTGAGTCACCCGGCATCAGGTGAGGCACTTTTGCGCCTCCCAGCCGGACCGGTGCTGCGGCGTAATACGCGGCAATTTCACCAATCCAGCCGGTCAGCTTGTCCCGCTGCTCCTGACTATTCGCGCCAAGAATAAAATCCATCGCTGACTGCGTATCCAGCTCACTTTCAATGGTGGCGGCATACATCGCCTTCACAATGGCACTCTGCAGCTGCGTGTTCTGCAGCGTGTCGAGCATCTTCATCTGCTCCATCACGCTGTAAAACACATTTGCACCGCGGGTCTGCCCGTCCTCCACGGGTTCAAAGACGTGAATGAACGAGGCACGACCGCCGGGTAACTCACGGGGTATCCATGTCCATTTCTGCGGCATCCAGCCAGGATAGCCGTCCTCGCTGACGTAATATCCCAGCGCCGCACCGCTGTCATTAAGCTGCACACCGGCACGGCAGTTCCGGCTGTCGCCGGTATTGTTCGGGTTGCTGATGCGCTTCGGGCTGACCATCCGGAACTGTGTCCGGAAAAGCCGCGACGAACTGGTATCCCAGGTGGCCTGAACGAACAGTTCACCGTTAAAGGCGTGCATGGCCACACCTTCCCGAATCATCATGGTAAACGTGCGTTTTCGCTCAACGTCAATGCAGCAGCAGTCATCCTCGGCAAACTCTTTCCATGCCGCTTCAACCTCGCGGGAAAAGGCACGGGCTTCTTCCTCCCCGATGCCCAGATAGCGCCAGCTTGGGCGATGACTGAGCCGGAAAAAAGACCCGACGATATGATCCTGATGCAGCTGGATGGCGTTGGCGGCATAGCCGTTATTGCGTACCAGATCGTCTGCGCGGGCATTGCCACGGGTAAAGTTGGGCAGCAGGGCTGCATCCACACTTTCACTCGGTGGGTTCCACGCCCGCAACTGCCCACCAAATCCGCTGCCACCGCCGTGATAACCGGCATATTCACGCAGCGATGTCATGCCGTCCGGCCCCAGAAGGGTGGGAATGGTGGACGTTTTCATACATAAAATCCTGCAGGTCCCCTGCGTCGCTGTGTCATGCCGGTCTGCACTTCCAGCTCCGCAATGTATTTTTTCAGGTCAGACACGGAAGTGGCCGTAAACTCCACCCTTCGTCCGTCTTTCTGTACCGTTGCCACCCGTTTTCCTGTCATCAGGTCATGCAGTGCCGCACGGGCAGCGGCAAGTTCTTCCTGTCGCGTCATTCATCCTCTCCGGATAAGGCACGGGCGTAATCTGCCAGTGTTTTCTTGTTGGTTGCTGCACCATCCTCTTCCTGCAGGCTCGCCAGCAGTGCACTGAGATCCAGCTGCCAGCGGGAAATACTGATGCGCAGCGCCGCCAGCGCATAAACGAAGCAGTCGAGCGCCTCATTGCGTCGCTTTTTGCTGTCCCACAGTATTTTTTTCCTGCCATCCACCCATTTTTCGACCTGCTCTTCAGCAGTCAGTTGCTGCGCTTCGGTCAGATCAAAAATATCCGGGTTATTCGGGAAGTGAACGGCACCGGGAAGCGGTTCATCCCCTCCCGGCGTCAGTGTGAAGCGGTTATAAATCTGCTCTTTCGCGGTATCCGTACCGATTTCGGTAAGGTAAACCCCGTTTTTGTTTCGCTTACGTGGCATGCTGGCCACCGGCTTTCCGTAGACGGATGCCCCTTTAATGGGGATCACCCGGAACAGCCCATGTTTTTTCGAGCGTTCATACACGATGGTCGGGTCAATCCCGCCAATATCCCAGCAGATACGGGATATCGACATTTCTGCACCATTCCGGCGGGTATAGGTTTTATTGATGGCCTCATCCACACGCAGCAGCGTCTGTTCATCGTCGTGGCGGCCCATAATAATCTGCCGGTCAATCAGCCAGCTTTCCTCACCCGGTCCCCATCCCCATACGCGCATTTCGTAGCGGTCCAGCTGGGAGTCGATACCGGCGGTCAGGTAAGCCACACGGTCAGGAACGGGCGCTGAATAATGCTCTTTCCGCTCTGCCATCACTTCAGCATCCGGACGTTCGCCGATTTTCGCTTCCCACGTCTCACCGAGCGTGGTGTTCACGAAGGTTTTACGTTTTCCCGTATCCCCTTTCGTTTTCATCCAGTCTTTGACAATCTGCACCCAGGTGGAGAACGGGCTGTACGCTGTCCAGATGTGAAAGGTCACACTGTCAGGCGGCTCAATCTCTTCACCGGATGACGAAAACCAGAGAATGCCATCACGGGTCCAGATCCCGGTCTTTTCGCAGATATAACGGGCATCAGTAAAGTCCAGCTCCTGCTGGCGGATGACGCAGGCATTATGCTCGCAGAGATAAAACACGCTGGAGGGATCATCCGGCGTCCATTTGAGGCCAAACGGCGTCTCTTTGTCGCCAAATTTAAGGTACTGTTCCTCCCCGCAGTGCGGGCAGGCAACATGAAAACGCATAAAATGCGGGGATTCACTGGCTGCACGCTCAATCTGACAGGTGCCTCTCACTTTGGGCGTGGAGCCACGGATGGACTTTGGCCAGACCGAGCCTTCAATACGCTTGTCACCCAGGAACGTCGGAGAGCCTTCCTGTTCAATATCATCATCAAAGGCAGCAAGTTCATCATAACCCGCCACATCCACTGACTTTTCACGGTAGTTTTTTGCCGCTTTACCGCCCAGGCACCAGAAACCACGCCCATTGGTGAAACGCTTCATGGTGAGCGTGTTATCCCGGTGCTTTTTGCCATACCACGGGGCCAGCGCCAGCAGCGACGGAATATCGCGGATGGTCGGCTCAACGTGGGTTTTCATAAAGTTCTCGGCATCACCATCCGTCGGCAACCAGATAAGGGTGTTGCGCTGCTTATGCTCTATGAAGTAGGCATAAACACCCAACAGCATTTTGGAATAACCGACACGGGCAGACTTCACCACATTCACCTCGCGGATGTAGTCGCTGCCCATCGCATTCATGATGGCCCGCTGAAAGGGCAGTGTTTCCCAGCGCCCTTCCTGGTATGCGGATTCTTTCGGGAGATAGTAATTAGCATCCGCCCATTCAACGGCGGTCTGTGGCTCCGGCCTGAACAGTGAGCGAAGCCCGGCGCGGACAAAATGCCGTAGCCTGTTAACCTGACTGTTCGATATATTCACTCAGCAACCCCGGTATCAGTTCATCCAGCGCGGCTGCTTTGTTCATGGCTTTGATGATATCCCGTTTCAGGAAATCAACATGTCGGTTTTCCAGTTCCGGAAAACGCCGCTGCACCGACAGGGGGATCCCGTCGAGAATACTGGCAATTTCACCTGCGATCCGCGACAGCACGAAAGTACAGAATGCGGTTTCCACCACTTCAGCGGAGTCTCTGGCATTTTTCAGCTCCTGTGCGTCGGCCTGCGCACGCGTAAGTCGATGGCGTTCGTACTCAATAGTCCCTGGCTGGAGATCTGTCTCGCTGGCCTGCCGCAGTTCTTCAACTTCCCGGCGCAGCTTTTCGTTCTCAATTTCAGCATCCCTTTCGGCATACCATTTTATGACGGCGGCAGAATCATAAAGCACCTCATTACCCTTGCCACCGCCTCGCAGAACGGGCATTCCCTGCTCCTGCCAGTTCTGAATGGTACGGATACTCGCACCGAAAATATCAGCCAGCTGCTTTTTGTTGACTTCCATTGTTCATTCCACGGACAAAAACAGAGAAAGGAAACGACAGAGGCCAAAAAGCTCGCTTTCAGCACCTGTCGTTTCCTTTCTTTTCAGAGGGTATTTTAAATAAAAACATTAAGTTATGACGAAGAAGAACGGAAACGCCTTAAACCGGAAAATTTTCATAAATAGCGAAAACCCGCGAGGTCGCCGCCCCGTAACCTGTCGGATCGCCGGAAAGGACCCGCAAAATGATAATAATTATCATCTGCATGTCACAACGTGCATCTACGCAATCAAACCACGTCAAATAATCAATTATGACGCAGATATCGTATTAATTGATCTGCATCAACTTAACGTAAAAACAACTTCAGACAATACAAATCAGCGACACTGAATACGGGACAACCTCATGTCAACGAAGAACAGAACCCGCAGAACAACAACCCGCAACATCCGCTTTCCTAACCAAATGATTGAACAAATTAACATCGCTCTTGATCAAAAAGGGTCCGGGAATTTCTCAGCCTAGGTCATTGAAGCCTGCCGCCGGAGACTGTGCTCAGAAAAAAGAGTTTCTCCTGAAGCAAACAAAGAAAAGAGTGACATTACTGAATTGCTCAGAAAACAGATCAGACCAGATTGAAGCAATTTAGATAATCGTGCAGACTACGCCCCCCTCATATCACATGGAAGGTTTATCTATGGATCAGGTAGTCATTTTTAAACAAATATTTGATAAAGTTCGAAACGATTTAAACTATCAATGGTTTTATTCTGAGCTAAAACGTCACAATGTCTCACATTACATTTACTATTTAGCCACAGAGAATGTTCATATTGTATTAAAAAATGATAATACAGTGTTATTAAAGGGCCTAAAAAACATTGTGTCTGTCAAATTTTCAAAGGATAGGCATCTTATAGAAACGACCTCTAATAAGCTGAAATCCAGAGAGATCACATTTCAGGAATACAGAAGAAACCTTGCTAAAGCAGGAGTTTTTCGGTGGGTTACAAATATCCACGAACAAAAAAGATATTACTATACCTTTGATAATTCATTACTCTTTACTGAAAACATACAGAGCACATCACAAATGTTTCCACACTAAACCATAACGTCCGGTTTCTTCTACCCCTGCACCGGACTGGCTGACATGAAGAGCAACCCCGCGTTCAGTTGACGCGTTAATAACCCGGTGTGCATCGTTTTTGATTATTCCCGCACACTCACGCAGAAGGAATTCCCCGTCGGGCTACGGTCATGGTTAATGCGGGAATACGGCGACGATACAGCGCATGATGTGTCAGGCTTGAATACCTTTATCCGTTAAAAGGGATATCAGTTAAGTTATCCCGTGCAGGGTATAAGCCATTATCAAGCCCCCCGTAGATAGGCTTTGTAATGACATCTTCAATTAATCAGCAGTTCAGGCTGTGTCACCTGCAAGATGTATTCATGCTCGACAGCCAGGACACGCTTCTCTTTCTTCCGTTCGTTCATTAACCGACTGCCGATCGTACCTTTCAGCTTTGAGCGTGTTTCTTTGATGGCGTAGCGGTGCTGCATTTCTTCGCCAATTGCCATGCGGCGGCTCAGTTGTTCTGCCATCCAGTTGAATGCTGCGATATAGCTCTCCTTGATTGCCGCAGCAGCTTTCCCGGTGAACCCCATCACAACCATGATCCAGCCATCTTTCGTCAGGCTGTACATCGGGCGAACCTTGCCCTGCTCATCGATATAATCAGCCGACGCAAAATTGCGTTGGCTAAACTCACGCGAGCAATCAGCCTTAACCTGCTCGATTTTCCTGAGAACATCACCGTGTCGCTTGCCGAAGTACTTGGCAATTTTTCTGGATGTGGTAACGACCTCTCCGTTTTTGGCTTGCACCATTTCTCGGAAGTCGAAGGCTGGAATAACTGAATGATTATTCATAGCGTCTTTACCTTTTAGAAAGTGAGCCTGTCTCACAGAAAAGCCGCCCGAGAGAGGTCGCCACCTATAACGGCATTTCTCAGGCTCGCTTACTGAAAGGCTCTCGTTAATATGCGCGTGAGATGCGCTGTGAAATTCAGATATAAAAAGCCCCGCGAATGCGAGGCTAAATCCTGGTATTTGTAATGAACTGGCTCTTATCTCAACGCAGCCCCTTACTGCGCGCCAGATGCTCAATATCAAGCATCAGCAATGAGATGTTTAATCTGGATTTACTCCAGAAGTGATCACCACCCTGTCTACAGAGCCAGATGTGAAGGATGATGAGTAAAATTATCGCTATCATCGAAGGCATTGCGTCCTAATGTATTCCTGAAGCGTTCTCAGTGCTGTTTGGTCGCGGATAATTCCGTCCCGGATATCGAGAACGTTTCGTCCAGCAACTGGAGAGAGTTCGACGGTGGCATCATTGCCCATGCCGGAGGCGCTGGAGGTTTCGGCAGAGGATGGCACAGGGCATTTTCCTTTGACGAGCACCCTGCCACCATTATCAAGCTTCCGCAGAAGAGCATCATTTTCAGCTTTCGCATCAGCTAACTCCTTCGTGTATTTTGCATCGAGCGCAGCAACATCACGCTGACGCATCTGCATGTCAGTAATTGCCGCGTTCGCCAGCTTCAGTTCTCTGACATTTTTGTCGCGCTGGGCTTTGTAGGTAATGGCGTTATCACGGTAATGATTAACAGCCCATGACAGGCAGACGATGATGCAGATAACCAGAGCGGAGATAATCGCGGTTACTCTGCTCATTGTTTCCCCCACAAACAGACTTCACGCTCAATCTCACGGCGAGTCATCAGTCCTTTCCATTGATTACCGCCAGCGTATGTCCAGCGCCGTAGCTGATCACATGCGCCTTTGATATCACCGTGGTTTATTTTGCGAAGAAGCGTCGATGTTCTGAAATTGCCAGCACCCACGTTGTAGACGAACGAGTAAAGAGCGCCGCGCGTTGTTTCCGGTATATCAACTTTTATGTACGGGTTAATTTGTCTGGCGACCGTGGCAAGGTCTTTATTCAGGAGGGCTTTGCATTCTGCTTTGGTATACGTTTTACCGAGCATGATGTCTTATCCTGTATGCCCGTGACATACAGTCCATACACCAACAATATCTTTGTATGGTATGTAGCTGACACCTTCCAGACCATCGTTACCACTTGGGCCAGTGATTAACACTGATGCTATAGCAATTGCTCCGCCACCAATAGCAGCAGCAACGGCTTTTCGTAATGATGGAGGCATTATTCACCTCTCGCAGCCTTGCGCTTATCTTCTTTAATCTTGAAATAAAGGTTTGTCAGGTACGTCAGCAGGCCAAATACCAGGCTACCCAGCACTCCAATTGCCGCCCACTGTGAGGGCGTGACTTTATCTAGCAGCTGTAAAAACCAGTACCCGGCACTACCTGCTGAGGTGCCATAGGCGACACCCGTTGTTAACTTATCCATGGATTTCATAACCCCACCTCGCAGACAAAGCGGGTGTAAATTGAGGGAATACTACGAAACGTAACAGACTCGGAGTCAGTGAATAACTCAGGTATTGGGTTATCAGCTAATATCGAGACTCAAAAAATGGAAAAACCCGCTCGACGGCGGGTTTAAGCTGTGTGACGAAGTAACCACTCTTAACAGCATAACCAATTTTTTACGTACGTAAACCACTAAATGATATTTGCGAGAATGCTACCGAGTATTGAAAACACCACTACAAATACATAAGCAAATCTCAACAAATAACCAACAAATAATTTCCAGTGTTATTTTTAGCCGATTTAAATTGAACCTTCAAATCATAGAGCACTTATAAATAACAGCCGTTAATATAAATTGGCTAATAGATTTATTTTTATTCAGCCAAGAGCCATGAATAGGATTCAATAGAAAAAAGTTCAGATAAAAATAGAGATCTACTTCACAAATCAAACGAGAAACCAAAACTTACATCTTGAAATAATCATATTGATTAGATGAATATTTATCGCGCAGTGACATCATTTTTTAATAATAGTTCAAAAAAAAGGGCTCACGATGAAAAAATTAACAGTGGCAATTTCTGCTGTAGCTGCATCAGTACTGATGGCGATGTCTGCTCAGGCAGCTGAAATTTATAATAAAGACAGTAACAAGCTGGATCTGTACGGGAAAGTTAATGCTAAGCACTACTTCTCCTCTAATGATGCAGATGATGGTGATACTACTTATGCCCGTCTTGGCTTCAAAGGTGAAACCCAAATCAACGATCAACTGACTGGTTTCGGTCAGTGGGAATATGAATTCAAAGGCAACCGCGCTGAATCTCAAGGTTCCTCCAAAGACAAAACCCGTCTTGCATTTGCAGGCCTGAAATTCGGTGACTACGGCTCAATCGATTACGGCCGTAACTACGGTGTAGCATACGACATCGGTGCGTGGACTGACGTTCTGCCAGAATTCGGTGGCGATACCTGGACCCAAACAGATGTGTTCATGACTGGTCGCACCACTGGTGTTGCAACCTATCGTAACAACGACTTCTTTGGTCTGGTTGATGGTCTGAACTTTGCTGCTCAGTACCAAGGCAAAAACGATCGTAGCGATTTCGATAACTACACTGAAGGTAACGGTGATGGCTTCGGTTTCTCTGCTACCTATGAATACGAAGGATTCGGTATCGGTGCAACTTATGCGAAATCTGATCGTACCGACACTCAAGTTAATGCAGGGAAAGTTCTTCCTGAAGTATTTGCTTCCGGTAAAAATGCAGAAGTTTGGGCCGCAGGTCTGAAATATGACGCTAACAACATTTACCTGGCCACTACCTATTCTGAAACCCAGAATATGACTGTATTTGCTGATCACTTCGTTGCTAATAAAGCCCAAAACTTCGAAGCTGTTGCACAATATCAGTTCGATTTCGGTCTGCGTCCGTCCGTTGCTTACCTGCAATCTAAAGGTAAAGATCTTGGAGTATGGGGCGATCAGGACTTAGTCAAATATGTTGATGTAGGTGCAACCTATTACTTCAACAAAAATATGTCTACTTTCGTTGATTACAAAATCAACCTGCTTGACAAAAATGACTTCACTAAAGCACTCGGTGTAAGCACTGATGACATCGTTGCTGTAGGTCTGGTTTACCAGTTCTAATCTGATTACGAAAAAGATATGTTGCGGGAGGCGTTGCCTCCCCAACATATAAGTGGCTCCCTCAAGCCACTTCCTTTAGAAGCACAACCTTGCTTCTAACTATATAAACCTTCTGTTATATATTACCCTTTATTTTTGGGGGCGTCTCAACGCCCCATTTTTAATAACTTTTAGTAAATAATTGGCGTATTAATTAGAGTTATTAACAACGATATCCATCTCTAACCGGATATCTAATGCCATTAACATCCCTTCAATTATGCCCTCAGCCTTTTGTAACCTTTTCCCGATATAACCATCAGAGCAGCAATGCTTACCTGCCAGTGACATGAATGTCATACCGACTACATAATAATCTACTAATAAATCGTGCAAATCGCTGTTGTTCTTTTTCAGACGGGCCATGCACCCGCAAATGATCATCGCGTCATCGTCACAACATTGTGGGCGAGATTTTACTTTTGAAGGAATTAATCCCTTAAAACCGGCGGCAATGGACGACCAGGTCACATCTTCATGATTATTAGCCGCCCACGCTCCCCAACGCTCAAGAACCATCTGAATATCACGCATCAACTTACTCCACAAAACTCAGACCAGAACGCCAATTACAAGCAAAAATCAACAAAACAGTATTAGTTGATTGTTATCTCTGACTTCATACTCCTGCTCCTGTCAGTGTTTTGGCGTAATTCTTCAGTATTCGGTAATCGGTCAAAACAGAACCGGGGAAACGATATAAGCGCAGACGCCCCCAGCGGTGGCGAAGAAGTTCTGCTATATTAAACTCAAACATCATTCATTCCCCATTTCGGTGATGGTCAGTTCCAGCCTCCCACCTTTGGTAACAGGCATCTTCACAACGCGGTAATCAACGACCTGAGCATCATCCAGCCAGAAACCTGCTTTAGTGAGTGCGTCAAAAGCGGCTTTTTGCAGATTATCCAGGTCACGGCGACGGCGATCCGGCATGTGGCACTCAATGCGGATTTTCACAGGCATAGCCAGGCCGATATCCAGCATTGCGCTTTTAATGATTCGGGCGACGTTATCGCGGTATGCCTGCCCCTCTGCACTGACGTGCGTGCGCCCGCGATTATGGCGGTAATAGCGATTATTGCTCGGAGGCCAGGGTAATGTGATACTGTAGGTATTCACGCCTTAATAACCCCCTCTTTCAGCCAGATAACCTGTGTTCTCGCCATACCTTCCAGCGCGCATTCTTTTGCATATGCAGCATCGACAAAATGTGTGCGGCGGTCGATTTCGTCGTGGCAGGCAGAACATGCAATGGTGGCAATCAGGTCTGGCGGTTTGATACCGGTACCGCACAATCCAGCCAGCCGGATATGTGCCAGTACAGACGTTTCAGAATTGCCATTACATACGCCAGGGATTCTTACCTGGCATTCCCGACCACGCGCTGCTTTTCTCAAATCAGCCATGACTCCTCCTTGCTGCCAGTCGCAACCATTTTTTATCAACCAAGCTGGCGGTATATCCGAGCAGTGTTGGTATTTCGGATGGCTTCAGCTCAGGTTTACGCTTACGACGATTTGGTACTCTGTAGATGTGTCCGTTCATGACACGAATAAGCGGTGTAGCCATTACGCCTCCTGCTTGTCGCGCAGCAGCTGAAACTCGCAGCTCTGTGGAATAGTCAGGTGGCAGCCAATATTCATCGCCCAGGCTTCAACCTTACACAGGAAGACATACATCTCTCCGGTATCAAGATCGGAGGTATGGCGTAACGACTGGATAGTAGTGATTTCGCCGGTTACGACATCAACCAGGTCCTTGGTTTCATAACCGAGGTATGTGTGTTTGAGAGCATCTTTTACCCATGCTGCGGTAGCGAACGATTTCCCCCTGCTGATGAGGTATTCACTGATTTCGCTGTACCACATGTGGCTGAGTGCATTCTGGGAAAGACTGCGTTTCTCACGCCACGGTTTAAGCACCATGCGAAAGCATTTTCCGTCCTCCAGATAAGGCTGGATCTGCTGGCCGATAGCGGTGAAGTTACCGCGATGCAGTTTGATGCCATCTTGTGGTAGGTTCACGCTTCACCTCCGCAGAGGTCAGGCGCTGGATGCAAAAAATCGCAGGTGCATTTCTGCATCTGTGAAGGGAGAAGAGAGTTTGGATTGTATGTGCGCATAAACGTCCCCGTTTAGCGCAGAAGTCACCGGAGTTGTTCAGGCTCCGATGACATGATTATGGCGGGTTGATAGCTGGAAATCAAATTGCTTTCATGTCTTCAAATAACCTTCAATTTTTCGATTTGGCTTTCTCGATAGGCTATCTCTTTATGTATTTCATCCAGACGACCTTGATTGTATTCACCTTCAAGAGCGTCCTCGCATATAGCAGTTTCTTCTTCCAAAAGTTCTCTAATTTTTCGCTGATGATGTGTCATTCCCTGCCTTGCCCCTTCTGGGGTAGATTCAAATTCTATCGTCACTTTCAACCCTCCTGTTTTCAAATAAACCGGATCGCTACCGATCGCTACCTTTAGGTAAAGTTATCGACTTCTCGAAATAAAACTTCAGGCACTCATTGTACGCTTTACTAGATGCCACCAAGTCAATGTTTACCTTGTCGGCTTCGTACTAGATTTTAGCTGCTATGTTAAAGTCTGACATATCGGTAGCAAGTCAATAAGTTGCATAATTTATAAAAAACCCGCCAAAGCGGGTTTGCAGATCTGTCACGACAGTGAAAGGAACAACGCCACATTAAAAAAGCGATAAGCTTTGCCCCGAATTCATCGGTAGTGGAGAGAAAGTAACATCACGTATTTGCTCCCCGAGCAGAAGAAACCTATCCAAGGGTAGCGGCGGTATCGTAGCAAACCCTGAAAGCCCCTTCTTTCTTGCAACATCTCTCGCATCCATAAGGATACGACCTAACACGTTCATACCATAAAAGTTACCTTCGGAGTCTTTACTAGCCCCCCAAAATTGGTCCTTCTCTGAGTGCTCAACAATGTCATGCTCTCCTGTGCTATCCAGGAGCGCGAAAAACGATTCCCAGTTCTGGCAAAGCTTAACGCAGACACACCATTTCATTACCGAAACTCGATTTTTTTCCCAACCTGCACGGGTTTTGGCTTCGAAAGATCTGGCGGTTTGTTTAGCTTCATAAGGGTTGCCTTGGGTAATAATAGCCTTTTGGATATCTGGATAGTCTGGATATCGGCATGCTTGGTAAAGAATTTCACTCGATTGAATGGGTATACCATTAACTAAGAGCGGATATCCTTTGGCCATGTTGGAAAGACCACCCCATTTCTCGGTGGTTTTCCTGAAAGAAACTGTGTTGTGAAACAGGTATAGTCTATAGCTCATGATCACCGATTATACACATTACGCTTCATAAGTGGATACCAACAATCCAGAGCTCTATTTCCCGTTCGAAGATAAGTTCCCCACCAGTACGCTAGAGGGGTATTATTGGGGCAGTTTCTGAAAGTAAAGATAGTTCCACCAAACCCAACACCATTGAAAGTTGAAAAGCCTAAAGGCTTTATAGCATCAGAAGGATTTTGACTCTGACCAAGGATATCAAACCCAACTTTTGTCATAATTGCTTCAAAACGATCTCGTCTCTGCTCATTAGGGAAAAAATTATTCGCGACGTAACCGTCACGATATGTTCCTAAATAATGTACTTGACCGTCAGCCCATTCAGGTATTGATACACTTTGCGCTTTTGGCCAAAAAACCTCAGAACTCGAACTGTTTCGGCGTTGATTTTCAACAACTGCAAACTCACCACCATCAACGCAAACTGAAATATTCCTATCAGCAAATTTTCGTTCAAGTTGTTTTTTTATATTCCATGCTGAATACGTGTGCCCGCCTAAAAAGTACACCAATATTGTAATATTTTGGAGTTCAAAGTGCTCAATAAACCAAGTTAAATCATTGATTGCCTTAGCTCCTGAGAATGAAACATCGTCAAGGTAAATAAATTCACGGAATGAACTAACTCTTTGACGTTGTGACAGTCTGGTCACAACGTTGAATTCTTCTACACAATCTTCGCGAAGCAAATCCAAAAACTCAGATTGACTGGTGCCTTGGTTCTGGATATCGAGAAACGCTGCGGTTTGAAAGAACCTTTCATTTTGCTCATCATTGGCGATACTACTAATAACTCTGCGATAGTCGCTCTCAGAGAAGTATCCAATCCCCATTAATCGGTCCGTTTCCTCTAAGACAAATCGCCTATCGGTTAACTCAAATTGATTAATCCATCGATTAACATGATCAATGCTCATGCCACCTTGAGGAGGGTTTCGATAGTCATTTAATTTAGTAGCAATTTGCCCCATAAGATCACGATCTGTAACATTGCTATAACACATATAGATTCCTGTTCATGCATTGATACGAAAGGGTCAGAATACTCTTAAAAAAATTTGGTGAAAGCCTGAAAAGTCATAATGTTAACATGTATCACAAATTGTTATTTTTCTCAGTATCTGAGACGTAAACTGAATCCAAGACCACTAATCTGGCTCAAAAAATTTAGAAAGTTTCTCATAATGAATACTTGCCTCTTTGCCCGTCATACACTTGCTCCTTTCAGCCCAAACTTAGCTTTGATTTCTGCGATCTTCGCCAGAGCCTGTGCACGATTTAGAGGTCTACCGCCCATAACAGGAAGTTGTTTTACTGGTTCAGGTATCGTCTCACCACGGTTAATTCGCGCTGTCATATAGGTCAGTTCATCGGCAGCCTTGCGCCGTAATTCCGCATCAGTAAGCGCATTGGCCCGCATGTTCTGGTACAGGTTGGTAACCAGCCAGTAGTGCGCGTTTGATTTCCATGGATAAGACTCTGCGTCCGGATACAGGCCACGCTTCCGGCAATACTCGTAAACCATATCAACCAGCTCGCTGGCGTTTGGCAGCCCGGCGGTAACGGATGCTTCTTCCCGGCACCAGGCAACAAACTGCCCGGGTGATGGCAGGAATGGTCGATTCTGCCGACGGGCTACGCGCATTCCTGCGTTAACCTGTTCCATTGTGGTGATCCCGTTTTCCCGGAAAGCCAGAACCCACTGGCGGCGGATTTCGTTCAGTTCGTTCTGATCCCGGTTAGCCAGGCTCGCAGGGAAAGTTGCCAGTAACTGGCTGAACACACCGTTGATGATCTGCGCTACCTGCTGTACCTGCGGCTTTTCGTCGTACTGTTCCGGCATATTGTTGGCGATCCGGCGCATCTGCTCACGGTCAAAGTTAACCATCTGTGCGGCGATGTTTTTCATAAATCCACCCCGTAAATCCAGTCAGTGTTCGTCAGGTCGAGTTTTGGTTTGCCGGCTGTCACGCCAGCCTGTTGCTTGTTTCGGTTGATTTCGAGCTGGGTCCACTTGTCGCGGAGTTTGGCCGGACTCAGCACGTTACCGGACCAGAAGTTGTCCTGGCATGCCCAGCGGAACAGCACGCACATGTCGCGGTGGTTACGTCCGTCACGTTCACGCATCAGGCGGATATCGTTAGCCCACCCTGCAAAATTCGGTTTTCTGGCTGATGGCGCGATGGTCTTCACCATGTCAAACATCCACTCTGCGGCGGTCAGGTCTTCTGCTGTCCCCCACCTGCTGCCGCTCTGAATTGCAGCATCTGGTTTCTCCACAGGAAGATCGTTTTCTGGTTGGTCAGAGGATTCGCCAGAATTCTCGGACGAAAAAGGTTTTATATTGTCTTTTGTTAGTTTGTCTTTTGTGTTTACCTGATTCGGGTAAGTGCCTTTACCTGATTTGGGTAAACTTTTCTTACCTGATTCAGGTAAATTTACCTCTTTCAGGTAAACTTTATTTTTCTTACCTGATTCGGGTAATGTTGACCATTCACTGACCACATTATTAATGCCGATATTCCGCCCGCTCTGAATAAAAATCCCACGCTTTACCAGAACACTTTTTGCAGCAGAGCACTTGTGCGGCAATATCCCGGTCAACTCGGAAAGTTGCTCGTTGCTCACCCAATCCAGTTTTTTATTAAAGCCATATGTTTTGCGCATGACAGCCAGGAAGACCAGAAGCTGGTGCTGTGTTAATCCGGCCAGCATCACAGCTTCCAGCAACTCATTTGCAATGCGCGTATAACCATCATCGAGATCTGCCACACGCGGCTCCTTTTGTGCCACATCCGGCACTGGAAAATTGAATATCTCAGCAGTGTTTGCCATAATTCCTCCCGCAATGAGTGTGTTACGATTTGCACCTGAAAGTCGGTTCTGTTCGCGCAGACCGGCTTTCGCCATTTCCGAACCTGTCATATTGCCCCCAGCATGGTGGTGACCATCGCCATCAGTGGACCAGCCAAATCCGGGTCCACACGAAACATCGACACAATGCCTTCACTCATCTCCTTCAGTTTCTGGTGGCGTGGTGCGTTGAGAATGACAGCCTGTTTTGCCTCACTGAGTTCCTTTTCCATTTCAGCCAGCCGAGCCATGTAGCTATCCTGCTCAACCAGGTGGCCGCGATATTCCAGCGGTAGTACCGCCAGAATTGCCGGGGTCAGTTCACGCACGTTATTTCGGTATTTTTCAGAATCGAATTTGTTATCGAGGAAGCGGAACAGCTTCTGGCGTGCACGGCTGACATCATCAGGGAAATCGATGGTGCCGCCGCCCTGCTCCCGATACTCATTCACAATGAGTGCGGCAACAACATCCTGATTATCTGCAGCCGACCAGGCGCGAACGGCATCACGGATTTTTTCGTGGCCTGGCGCCTGTTTTGTTTGAGAACGATTTATCACCGCAGTCGGGCTAAATCCGCTAGTCTGTTGGTATGTAAGTGGTTGCATAGTCATTGCCTTATCAGTTAACGCCGCAGTTTAGGCGGCAGAATTACTCGCGTTAAACAATGGTGCGAGGTCGGGACGAATATCTGCTGGTTTAATCTTTCCACCAGTGGCTGAGACAATTTTCATTACATAGCGGGCATCAATTCCGCCACCGTGTAGCCAACGCCAAACTGTGGGTTGGGCTACACCGCATAGATCTGCCAGTCGTTTTTGACTACCTGTAATACTGATTGCGAGTTGAATGGTTTGATTTGTCATTATCAATTCCTATTGGTATTGCAATGAATGAATAATAGCAATGCGTATTAATCCAAGCAATAGCAAAACGTGTTTTGACCATCAATACGCAAGCGTATAAATTAAAACTTATGAAAAAAGAAACTCTTGCTGATCGCTTAAACCTAGCGATGGAACAATCTGGAATGTCTCAAGGCGCTCTTGCAAAGGCGTCTGGCGTAGCTCAACCCACAATCTGGAGACTGACAAGCGGCAACGCGCGCGGCTCAACAAAAATTGTTGAAATAGCTAATGCATTGGGTGTTCGAACAGAATGGCTCTCATCAGGCATAGGCCCGATGAGAAATGACGGTCAACAATCAGGGAAGCCTGCTGTCAGCCATTCAAAATACTTCAAGATTGACGTTCTTGATATAGAAGTCAGTGCCGGGCCGGGTGTAATCAACCGTGAGTTTGTAGAAGTTCTACGCTCGGTTGAGTACTCGTTTGACGATGCTCGTCACATGTTCGATGGCAGGAAGGCGGAAAATATCCGCATCATTAACGTGCGTGGTGACAGCATGTCAGGAACGATCGAACCAGGTGATCTTCTGTTCGTTGATATCACGGTTAAATCTTTCGACGGTGATGGTATCTATGCGTTTCTGTATGACGACACAGCCCATGTAAAGCGCCTGCAAATGATGAAGGATAAGCTGCTGGTTATCTCTGATAACAAGAGCTACTCACCGTGGGACCCGATCGAGAAAGACGAGATGAACCGGGTGTTTATCTTCGGGAAAGTTATTGGGAGCATGCCGCAGACATACAGAAAACATGGATGACTTAGCAAGTTGGTTTAAATGTTTGTGTGATAAACCAAACTCAAATTATAAAAATACTTGATGCTTACTACATTATAAAACTACACATAATCAATGGTTGATTCTATGAATAGTGAAAATAGCAGCTCTGTAAATAAAAAATATAATAAACCTAAACAAGTGAAATTAAGAGCTTTTAAGATAGAAAACAATAATCTAACAGAAAAATCTAGCCCCGCGAAAAAGCTTTTATTACAAAAGCTAGTTGACTCATCTACCGTAAAAGAACGTTGCATGGTTTTAAACTCTGACGATCTTAGGCAAGAACAAGATTTGATATCGTTCTATCAGACATCAGACAACAGTAATTCTGTTTTTTGTACAATGGTTAGAATTGCCCCAAGCGAGGGAGTTGAAAAGATTCCCGATCAACTTTTTAACAAAAAATCATTTACAATTAGTGATCTCCATAATGCTGACATTGATACAGAGGTCGTATGCAAAAACCATTTCTACTTCTGTATAAGTGATAATTATTTAGTTACCAATCTGCAGATGAATAGGACTATATCATCTCTACAAACTTATATACGCTGGCTGGTTGGGAATGAAATGATTGAATTCACACCGATGATTGTTAAAGGTAATAAAGTTCAGCTTAAGGATATAAAATCAATTTCTGTGAGAGATCCATCTCCTCTTCCAAAAGAAGTATTGGTTCAGTCATCCGATATGAAATCGCCACCATCAGAAATTGAAGAAAAAAATACAAAAATAAAACTTTCACACGCTGTTTTAAATGCATTGAAATCAGCTGTACCAAATTTCCCAAATCTAAAAGAAATAATTGACAATCAAATAGTATCAGCTGAACTGTTGATAAAGTTTAGTAAACCAAGGAGCATGGATGAAGATAGTTATGCTAAACTATTAGGTGCAACATTAAAACCTGTTAGTGATCTTGATAACATTGTATTCAAACGAAGTGATGGTCGCTCAGAAATAAAAGGCAAAGATCTTCTTAAGATTAAAAATGTAACAATTGAGGTTACTGATTCAGGCAAGCTTGTAGAACAAGAGGTATTTCAAGAAATGAGCAGATATTTAAAAGAGATAGAAAATGAAGCGACAAATAGCTAGCTTGCTAATTGTTCTGATAATTACTATCGGGCTTCCATCATTTTTAGCTTGGAGGCCTGATCAGTTTTTGATTTCTACATTGTATTCTGTCTGTGGCATAATGTTTTCTATCGGGTTAGGGTTGATTGTAACTTTTAACATGTCTGGCATTAAAAACATTAATTATGTTAAAGTTATCAGAAAAGAATTGGTATCTATACGAAATTCTTTTTTGCGCTTTTTCACTCTTTCTACTTTATGTCTTGTGCTTAGTGAATATTTAAAAGAGTATGAGTTCAGCTTTGAATTTAAATCCCTGATACTAAAATTCTCTCCTTCAATACTTTTTTTCACATTAATAATTTACGCAATTGTCTTCTTCATAGTAAATTTCCTAAATGTGCAAAAATTAAGTCATGATATCTTCGATAAGATCAATCAAGAACAATAACCCGGCCACCGTGCCGGGTTTTCTTTTGCCCTCCCCTCATCACACACCGTTCAAAAAACCACCACGACCTCACTTCAGTTATCGCTATGCGATGCAAGTCACAAAATTAATTCTTTTTGCTATCAAACATTTAATATCAAAACACATCAACTAATAGCAATAAGTATTGATATCACCAATAGCAATAGCTATTATCACCATATCGCAACAACACAACGATACGGCAACCACCTGATTCACCGTTGCGATGACCGCTTAGATCCGCAGCTTGAATTTCAGCAGGCTTCGGGGAGTGCGAGGGATGAAACGGACGCGTGAACGTCGGTGTGACCAGCTGAAATCAACTCAACATTTCATACCTTAGTCGCTTCAACGAGGCGGCTTAGTTATGGCAACCGGCGGCCATCCACCGCCTGAATACGCGCAGAAGTCTCTATATGTTCAGCAGCCCAGCTTACGGGCAGGAGTTTTTATGGTTCATCAACATTACGGAACGCAGACCGTTAATCGCGGCGCGGTCATGCCAGGAATGCTGGTCAAACACAAAGATGGTACCTGGACTGCATCAGCTAATTTACGCGGACGGCTATATCTGCATCGCGGCATCGAGCGCACTTATACCCGTGATTTGCTCGTGGAAGTTTTTCTCGACGGACGCGGTAACGGCCTGAATCACTAATCCCCTTTTCTGTTTTCCTAATCAGCCTGGCATTTCGCTGGCGATATTTTCACAGCCATTTTCAGGAGTTCAGCCATGAACGCTTATTACATTCAGGATCGTCTTGAGGCTCAGAGCTGGGCGCGTCACTACCAGCAGATCGCCCGTGAAGAGAAAGAGGCAGAACTGGCAGACGACATGGAAAAAGGCCTGCCCCAGCACCTGTTTGAATCGCTATGCATCGATCATTTACAACGCCACGGGGCCAGCAAAAAAGCCATTACCCGTGCGTTTGATGACGATGTTAAGTTTCAGGAGCGCATGGCAGAACACATCCGGTACATGGTTGAAACCATTGCTCACCACCAGGTTGATATTGATTCAGAGGTATAAAACGAATGAGTACAGCACTCGCAACGCTGGCTGGGAAGCTGGCTGAACGTGTCGGCATGGATTCTGTCGACCCACAGGAACTGATCACCACTCTTCGCCAGACGGCATTTAAAGGTGATGCCAGCGATGCGCAGTTCATCGCATTACTGATCGTTGCCAACCAGTACGGCCTTAATCCATGGACGAAAGAAATTTACGCCTTTCCTGATAAGCAGAATGGCATCGTTCCGGTGGTGGGCGTTGATGGCTGGTCCCGCATCATCAATGAAAACCAGCAGTTTGATGGCATGGACTTTGAGCAGGACAATGAATCCTGTACATGCCGGATTTACCGCAAGGACCGTAATCATCCGATCTGCGTTACCGAATGGATGGATGAATGCCGCCGCGAACCATTCAAAACCCGCGAAGGCAGAGAAATCACGGGGCCGTGGCAGTCGCATCCCAAACGGATGTTACGGCATAAAGCCATGATTCAGTGTGCCCGTCTGGCCTTCGGATTTGCTGGTATCTATGACAAGGATGAAGCCGAGCGCATTGTCGAAAATACTGCATACACTGCAGAACGTCAGCCAGAACGCGACATCACTCCGGTTAACGATGAAACCATGCAGGAGATTAACACTCTGCTGATCGCCCTGGATAAAACATGGGATGACGACTTATTGCCGCTCTGTTCCCAGATATTTCGCCGCGACATTCGCGCATCGTCAGAACTGACACAGGCCGAAGCAGTGAAAGCTCTTGGATTCCTGAAACAGAAAGCCACTGAGCAGAAGGTGGCAGCATGATATCGGACATTATCCTGCAGCGTACCGGGATCGACGTGAGAGCTGTCGAACAGGGGGATGATGCATGGCACAAATTACGGCTCGGCGTCATCACCGCTTCAGAAGTTCACAACGTGATAGCAAAGCCCCGCTCAGGAAAGAAGTGGCCTGACATGAAAATGTCCTACTTCCACACCCTGCTGGCTGAGGTTTGCACCGGTGTGGCTCCGGAAGTTAATGCTAAGGCGCTGGCCAGGGGAAAACAGTACGAGAACGACGCCAGAACCCTGTTTGAATTCACTTCCGGCGTGAATATTACTGAATCCCCGATCATCTATCGCGACGAAAGTATGCGCACCGCCTGCTCTCCCGATGGTTTATGCAGTGACGGCAACGGCCTTGAACTGAAATGCCCGTTTACCTCCCGGGATTTCATGAAATTCCGGCTCGGTGGTTTCGAGGCAATAAAATCGGCTTACATGGCCCAGGTGCAGTACAGCATGTGGGTGACGCGAAAAGATGCCTGGTACTTTGCCAACTATGACCCGCGCATGAAGCGTGAAGGCCTGCATTATGTCGTGATTGAGCGGAATGAAAAGTACATGGCGAGTTTTGACGAGATGGTGCCGGAGTTCATCGAAAAAATGGACGAGGCACTGGCTGAAATTGGTTTTGTATTTGGGGAGCAATGGCGATGACGCATCCTCACGATAATATCCGGGTAGGCGCGATCACTTTCGTCTACTCCGTTACAAAGCGAGGCTGGGTATTTCCCGGCCTTTCTGTTATCAGAAATCCACTGAAAGCACAGCGGCTGGCTGAGAAGATAAATAATAAACGGGAGGCGGTATGCACAAAGCATCTCCTGTTGAGTTAAGAACGAGTATTGAGATGGCACATAGCCTTGCTCAAATTGGAGTCAGGTTTGTGCCAATACCAGTAGAAACAGACGAAGAATTTCATACGTTAGCCACATCCCTTTCACAAAAGCTGGAAATGATGGTGGCGAAAGCAGAAGCAGATGAGAGAGACCAGGTATGACAACCACTGAATGCATTTTTCTGGCAGCGGGCTTCATATTCTGTGTGCTTATGCTTGCCGACATGGGACTTGTTCAATGACACCTCAGCAGGAAAACGCCCTTCGCAGCATTGCCCGTCAGGCTAATTCTGAAATCAAAAAAGCCAGACAGCATTTTCCGGATAAAAACGTCGATGACATTTGCCGTAGCGTACTAAAGAAGCACCGCGAAACGGTAACGCTGATGGGATTCACACCGACTCATTTAAGCCTGGCAATCGGCATGTTAAACGGCGTTTTTAAGGAACGGTGAACATGAAAAGCAAAATCATCAGGGAGCTACAGGCTCCTTTTTTATTATTCGCATTTACCCTCAAGCGTATTAACCAACAATTCAGGGATTAATGAAAGATGGCAGACATCATTGATTCAGCATCAGAAATCGAAGAATTACAGCGCAATACAGCAATAAAAATGCGTCGTCTGAACTACCAGACTGTATCCGCAACTCATTGTTGTGAGTGTGGCGATCCGATAGATGAGCGAAGACGCCTGGCTGTTCAGGGTTGTCGGACTTGTGCGAGTTGCCAGGAGGAGATCGAACTTAAGAACAAACAATGGGGACTGTGATGGCCTCAAAGCAGCAAATTTCAACATCGTCCAACTGAGGTGTAAAAATGTTCAGAATCATTTTTCCTAACACCTGGTACGTCGACCACCACGGCACTCCCTGCAAAATCCTGCGTTCTACCCACAACAAAGTTCACTACATCCGAAAAGGCAGAACATGTATCGCCAGCATGTTCCGCTTTAATCATGACTTTGAACCTGTGAATAAAGCTGATGCAGATCGGATAGCAGAAGAGATCGAAACGGCAGAACACATTAAGAAGTTACGTGACATGCGTTCAAAAAGCAGAGGTAACCATGGAATCATACAGCCTCACACTCGATGAGGCCTGTCAGTTTCTTAAGATATCCAGACCAACCGCCACCAACTGGATACGAACAGGCCGCCTACAGGCAACACGTAAAGATCCAACCAAGCCAAAATCTCCTTACCTCACAACACGGCAAGCCTGCATTGCGGCGCTTCAGTCTCCGCTGCATACTGTCCAGGTGAGCGCGGGTGATGGCATAACAGAGGAAAGAAAATGTCACTCTTCCGCAGAAATGAAATATGGTATGCCTCGTATTCGCTCCCGGGCGGGAAACGAATTAAGGAATCTCTTGGCACAAAGGACAAGCGGCAAGCTCAGGAGTTGCACGACAAGCGAAAAGCAGAACTCTGGCGAGTAGAAAAGCTAGGGGATTTACCTGATGTCACTTTTGAAGAGGCCTGCCTAAGATGGCTTGAGGAAAAAGCTGATAAAAAATCTCTCGATTCAGATAAAAGCCGGATTGAGTTCTGGCTTGAACATTTTGAGGGTATAAGGCTTAAAGATATCTCGGAGGCAAAGATTTACTCTGCTGTAAGCAGAATGCATAACAGAAAGACGAAAGAAATATGGAAACAGAAAGTTCAGGCCGCCATCAGGAAAGGTAAAGAACCGCCTGTTTATGAACCAAAGCCAGTATCAACTCAGACAAAGGCAAAGCATCTTGCCATGATAAAGGCCATTCTCCGTGCTGCAGAACGCGACTGGAAGTGGCTGGAAAAAGCGCCTGTCATCAAGATACCAGCGGTCAGAAACAAGCGAGTCAGATGGCTGGAAAAGGAGGAAGCAAAACGCCTCATTGATGAGTGCCCCGAACCACTGAAATCTGTCGTCAAGTTTGCGCTGGCAACTGGTCTGAGAAAGTCGAACATCATAAATCTGGAATGGCAACAAATCGACATGCAGCGACGAGTTGCCTGGGTGAATCCAGAAGAGAGCAAATCAAACCGCGCCATTGGTGTGGCGCTGAACGATACCGCCTGTAAAGTGTTGCGTGATCAAATAGGCAAGCATCACAAATGGGTGTTTGTACATACCAAGGCGGCTAAGCGAGCAGATGGAACATCAACGCCTGCGGTCAGGAAGATGCGCATCGACAGCAAGACATCATGGCTATCAGCTTGTCGTCGTGCAGGAATTGAAGATTTCCGTTTCCATGACCTCAGACACACCTGGGCAAGCTGGCTGATTCAGTCAGGCGTCCCATTATCAGTGCTTCAGGAAATGGGCGGATGGGAGTCCATAGAAATGGTTCGTAGGTATGCTCACCTTGCGCCTAATCATTTGACAGAGCATGCGAGGAAAATAGACGACATTTTTGGTGATAATGTCCCAAATATGTCCCACTCTGGAATTATGGAGGATATAAAGAAGGCGTAACTGATTGAATTGTAATGGCGCGCCCTGCAGGATTCGAACCTGCGGCCCACGACTTAGAAGGTCGTTGC